AAATCTCTGTCTCCAGAAAATGCCGTTCTATCTGCTGGACCTTCCATAAAGCCTCTGTCTCCCCCAAAAGAAGATTGATAACCACCAGTTCTTGCAGTTCTGTTTGCGTCTTGCATTGCTCCTGCCGCTGTAGCTCTAGCTGCTTCTTCTTGTCTTTGTTGTTCTTGTAATCTTGCTAAATTGTTGTCACTAATTCGTTTACCTAATCTTTGTCTTTCCAGCATGTTTGCAATTCTAGCATCTCTTCTTCTTGATGCTCGTGCTGGTTCTGTATACCAACCTCCTCTTGCATTCATTTTATCTAATGCTTCGGGATTATATACGTTGCCCTCTTCATCTGTATATATTCCAGCAGGTCGGTATTCAAATTGATCTCCTATAAAATCTATAGCAGGCCCTACAAATGGAATCTTACTCGTAGCCCCTAATGCAAAATCTTTAATTTGTGAACCTCCAGTTCTTAAAGCATCCCAAATTCCTCTTTTTTCTGGGGCTGCTTCTATTTGAGTAGGATTAAATCTTGTTTTAAATTTTTCTGTTTCCGATCTATAAGGATTTATTGTTTCTGTTTCTGTTTCTGTTTCTTCTATTATATTGTCAGGTGTCCAATTAGTACGACCTACCATTGCAGGCATATTATTAGGATTAAAGGCAGTAGTAATACCAGTGTTTCCATATCCTCTCGCGTCACCTTGAAAAATGTTACCTCTCCAATTTACATTACTCATATCCGGGAACATACTCATTTTATTAACTTGGGGGTTCGAAGTATCAATAACAGGAAGTTGATTTTTAGTAAAATTCAATGTCTCCGGAGTGTCCGGTGTGTTGATCATTCCGTCTGAATAATTATATAGACCATCTCCAGGTTTAGGATGATTCCATAAAAAGTTAGTAGTATAGCTTGCCATTATCTTCTCCCGTCTGGATGTATGTCCAGTCTAAATGTTCCTAGCTTCCAGTCTTGGGCCTGATATGCCCCTCCACTTGAGCCAGTGTTTGCTACTTTAAACGCAATTCCTCGTGCTCTTGCGCGTGTATCCACTTTAGCAGTGGAACTTGTGATTGTAAAGGGTCCTAATGGAGAACTTGCTGCGGCGTTGTTAGGGTAATTTCTCAACATTAAGGTCACTTGAGTATCTCCCGTTTGACTAATAAAGTCAGGAATCATTCTTTTAATTCTCATAATGTATTCCCCGTCTCCTCTGGAATCTGGCATGCCTACTATTTGTCCCGAAGCTGCTCGTTTCTGAGTAATATCAAAGTCCCCTGAAAGAATGTTAGCTGCTATTGCAGTAATAACTCCTCCAGCATTAACTTGATCGGTCCCTGTTTCCTGTTCATAGTAGATTGTAGTTCCATCCGTATTCCCTACGACATCATAAGAAGCATCATCGGCATTATTATAGTAACAGGCATGAGGTTTATCAAATACAGCTGAGTCAGCCCAAGCCGTACGTGGTAAACTTCCTGTAGTCCATACTGGTTTTTTAGCAATAACGGAATCTAAGTAGTTATAGGTCACCATTCGATCTATTACATCGGATCCTGTACTACAATAGAACCAAGTTACTTCTCCAAATAAATTATTTAATCCACAGTTTACTAAATCTCTTGGTGTAGAATTTAAACCATCGTAGACATAATCTTCAACAAGGCATGGCATTGTTTGCAGCTGACCTGCATATTGAAAGAATCCATTTTCAGACATCCAGAAAGCAGTTCCATCTACTTCCACCGCTGCATTCTTACCTATTAGTCCACAGTTCGTTCCTGCTTGTTCGAAAGAGAAGGTGAATGGAGCTCCTACGAATCTCATTAGATAGAGAGCTGTATCGGTCCATATATAAATAACATCTCGACCTCTTTTAGCTCCTATAATTTTGGAACCATTAGCAAGTCTTTGTGTACCTGCGGTATTGTTAGCAGTTACCGTATAAGAATCTGAATCATTAATACTTTCCTGATTCGAGAATCGAATAAACATATCATTTTGATTAGCGGCTACTGTTACATCACTTCCTGTTACAGTTCCAAAGAAAATTAAATGACGATCGGTAGGAGATACAATCATGTGTCGTGAAGCTGCGGGTGCATTAGACATCACTGTTGCCCGTTGTCCTGTTGGATTGGCTGCTGCTGCATCCCATTCAAAACAGGCTCCATTATAAATAAGAGCAATTAATTTTGTACCATAGTTATCTAAGATCCATAAACCAGGATCAATGGTATAGTCAGAAGAAGAAGCATCTCCCCATCCTACATACTCAGAAATATTAGTAACTGTAGCTCCCGCTAAATGGGAAGCTAACGTGGTTCCGTTCGTGGCTCTTGGGCCTCCGGTTAAAGTATTCGTTGCAGTATCATTAGCCGTGAAACCAATGTCTTCTGTTCCAATTCTAATTTCTCCTGAAGCTGGAAAAGCAGAAGAGTCGGCTAACACTACCGTAGTAACTCCAGCATCAGCTGCGAGACCTGTTGCCAGCGTCGTGGTTGCGGGTCCTGAAGAACTCCCTGAATAAGATCCGGTTCCCCATCCATAACCTCCAAGTTGCTGAGCCGGTCCAACCGTATAATAACATTTGCCTGTGGCACTTCCTGAATTACTTAATTGAGTTCCTGTTTCCGTGGTTGCCATCGTTACCGTAATCGTGCTTGCGGTCGGTGCTGATGTCACCATAAATTTTTTTCCTTCAAAGGAAGCATCGTTATAAGTAGAACCCACCGCTGTAACTCCACTTACGGATTCCATTAACACAATATCATCATCAATCAATCCATGAGGACTTGGAAAAGTTATTGTGACTGTTTTTGTGCCTGAGCTACTACTAAAATCACAACCAGCAATCGAGGTTCGAATAGGGTGAATGTCATAAAATTGACCCCCGGAATAGACATATAAAATTCTATTGGTACCAATAGCTGCGTATTTAACACCAGCATTATCATCAAAATGGTGTAAAGCTCTAGCTGCTCCTGTTAGTTTATCTTCTCCTAACTGCTGCCAGCCCCCTATTTTTTCAGGAGAGCCATATCTAAATCGTACATAGTCACCTCCAGTCCATTGACCTTCGGCACCTGTAGATGTGACTTGTTTGTTAAAGCCGGGTGTAAAACCTAGTTTTTGTAGCATAGAAAAATCCGTTTAAGTTTAAATTATACTAGATCTATGGGGATTTCAACTGCTTATGAAGAGGCGTAGAAGACCTTTGTGGTGGAAAGAATCCCCCACGCCGATCTTTATTATATCTTATTTCTTCTTTGGAGGCAACTTAAAACCTTTAAACCATGAAGGAAGACCTAAAAATGGTCGTTTATCATACAGATTATCTTTAGCTGTTTTTTTACTTTTATCATTATAATGTAAAAAAACTTGCCCACAATCTTTACCAGGAAAAGGATCTCTCCAGTGTTCTAATTCACACCCCATATAAACAAGCATATCTCCTTGATCTAAATTTACTTTTACTCCAGCCATTCCAGTTTTACCAGATGGTTCTAAATAAATAGGCCAAGGATCTCCTCCTAAATTCAATGTGGTAGATATTTCACAAGAGTATCGATCCTTATGTCTGTGTAAAATATCCCCTTGCTTATAGATTCGTGCATAAGAATAGGCTGGTTGTAATTTAAACCCTGTTTCTTTTTCCATTTTTTTATGAAGTCCTTGAAGTAAAGTATCCATAGCGATATCACAATAATGAGAATAAGTATTAGGAATCTGTTCATCGCTCCAGGTTCCCCATTCTTCTGCAAAAGGACTAATCCATCGTGTATCAAAGAAGAATCTTGCTACTCTTCTTTTATTTAAAAAGTAAGTATACACAAACTGGGCTAGTTCTTTAGAGACGGCTTGTTTTAAAACTTTATATTTATTTCTTTTGAATGACATGTTTCTCCTTTAATAATTGTTTTCTTTTTTCTTCGATTAATGTTTCCACAAAATCATCGGGAAGTTTTTTAGGATGTTGTCCTAAAATAGTTTTAACATAAGCATTCTGTGTAGCCTGAGGCATGTGTATTATTTTATTTTTTCTTGTCATTTTTTTGTCTCTCTAACCATGTGGGTTGATGAGGTTTTCCTAAGACCCCATTAGGAATTGCTTGTATATTAAAATGAATAAACCGAAAAGGTTCATAGCCGTTATCCACACTATACATATGAGGTAAATAAGAATTAAAGAATATAAGTCTGCCCGGTTTAGCAAGATAATTAACTTGATGAGAGGCTAGAGTCATTATAGATGGATCTTTTTGAGGAAGTAAGTTCATCACATTACCTG